TCTTAGTTTCGATACTAACTGTCATAGTTTCAGAACGAACTGCATCAAATCCATCATCAAATCTAAAAATACCATTAGTATCAACCACACAAGCACCAGCATAATGTGAAGGATTAACTGCTGCTGTAGTATTAACAGGAGCAGCCCTAAATGGTCCAAAATATTGTTGAGAAGTCCAACGTGTCCAAGTTCTAGTTCTTAATCCATAAACATAGATTCTATTATAGTATCTAACTAGAAGCCTATCCCCTATGATGCAAATAAAAGCTTCATCGGTAAAAGCAGATGGGGCGGTCGAATCGTACTCAAAAGGTACCTTACTATTAAGTCGAGAGAAATCGTAGTTAATAACTTCGTAAACGTTGCCTTCATGATAGATATATAGATTTTGCTCATATAAAGCAACGCAATCTCTACGGGTTGCTCCGATAGTGCTAGAAATCTTACGAAGTGTTCCTGTAGATGGGCCAGCGTCGAATGGAAAAGTATAGGTTGAGTCTTCTTTGAAGAGCATAATATTATCATTGAAAATATTAATGTCGATAAGTCTTTGACCATCACCAACGTTAACATCAATAAAGTCTGCTGCATTCCAGACTGTAGGATCAGTAATAGCAGAGAAGAAAAGTCTAGATGTATTAGTTGGATTTCCAACAATATATAGACGCTCTTTAAGAGTTACGGCGGCCGTTCCGGCAGGCATAGCCGCTACAGAAACAAATCCACCTGAAGGTGTCCATTGTCCACCCGCACCTGTAGGATTAATTAACCAAACTTTATTTGCATATTGAACGGCAGCCGACGCGCCGAATAGATTTGTAATAGTAGTCCAGTTACTTCCGTCTGTAGACCAAGCAGTTTCAGAAGTAGTAGATGCAATATGATAGACAGTTCCACCAATCATAGCAAAACCTAAATGCATTACTCGACCGGTTCCAAAAGAAACTGCATCATATAGAGTAATTGGTGGTCGAGATACTAAAGAACCGTCTAAGTCTAATTCAAAATTAACACAATCTACCAATTCCGTATCGGATAAACTAGTCGGGTCTGAGAGAGTATTCATTCCTCCCTCAAATGGTCCAAGACGGACAGGTTCGCCAGGCACTACATATCCTCAGGAAGAATTAGAATAGTTGGATATGTATTCTGCTCAACCCAACTATCAGAATCTTTAAGTGTATTAAGTCCACTAACAAATTGAGCAGATTTATTTCCTGATGCTGCCCAATCCTCATCCATTTCATAGGCTTGTTGGAGAACAAATTCTACAATACGAGGGTGATATTTAACATGAAATTCTGGAATATCGGCATCTAGAGCAACTTCTACAGGAAGCCTTGTATAATAAATTTTCAATAACGAACCGCCAGAAGTATTAGGGGTTGGATATAATACTACTCGATTTGCGTATATCCAAGCAAGAACAGGGGTTCCTGATTGATAATTACCACTTTGCTCATAAGCAATAATAGATTGCTCTGCTTCCTGCAAAGTCAAAACATCTAATTTTTTATCATCATATCGAATAGTGTGGAGTTTAAGAATATCCTCTGGAAGTGAATATTCACTAGTTCCAGAAGTGATTGCAGCGGTCGCTACTGTTTCAAGAATATTATCGTTCTGAGTAGCGATTTCTCGCATAGCATCATTAATCCAACGAACAATATCTTCATCTGTTAATTGAACGCCAGATTCGTCACCAAATTGTCGTTTAACTCGTTTTTTAATATCTACGACATTCATCGTGGTGAATCCCTAAACTCTACTCCATTATGCTTATATACATTTAATGGAGAACGAACAATATGGGAGATTAAATCTTGACGCTCTTCTGCTTCATCTAACTCTTTCTTCATCCTAATTGCTTCTACAGCAGCATTATGCGCATCAATCTTACTTAAAATATCTCCTTGTTTAGCGGAATCTGTCTCCCAAAGCCGTTCAAGAATACGCTCATCGCATTCATTGGCGGTGAATACGATATATGAAGGCTTACCTTGTGGTGTATGAATAACCGCAAAAGGAACGTCATTAGGGTCTCGTTTATCAGGGGGGATATACGCCAAATGCAAGTCTGGATTATAATCTTGAATAATTCTAGCAATACGCTCATGCTTTTCTGATACCCAACGACCATCATCCGTTGGAATAGCAATATCTAACTCTAAGTTATTCTCAGGAAAGAAGGTCATTGATTACTCCAAATAGTGGTAGGTTTATCCACTTTATCGTAAGTTTCTGTTATAGATGATACAGGAATATACGGAGTTGCGCTAGGATTTAATACATCATAGTCTACAGGAGATTCTACATCTTTATTATATGCTGTAGTTAAATCTTCTTGTTTATGCCAAGTGAATTTTTCAAAGATATTCCAGAAAGTAGACCACACATTGCTTGCCGGACCGCCTAAATTCCACAATGTTTGCCAAGAATCCAGTATTTGATTAAGAGTATTCCATTTAGTTTGCCAAGCATCAGATATAGATGTTAAGACATTCCACGACGTTTGCCAAACGTCTAATATTTGAGTTTTAATATTCCATAATGTTTGCCAAGAATCTTGAATAAATGCTTTAACTATCCAAGATGTTTGCCAGTTATCAGAAATTTGTAACTTAATATTCCATGAAGTTTGCCAGATATCACTAGTAAAAGTTCTCGTATTCCACGAAGTTTGCCAAGTATCTCCTACAGCAGTAAGACCGCCAAGGTCTAATACATTCCAACTAGTCTGCCAAGAATCAGAAATCTGTGCTTGAGTATTCCAATTAGTTTGCCATGAGTCTTGAATAGGTGCATTGGTATTCCATAAAGTTTGCCACGCATCTGAAATTTGTGATTTAATATTCCAACTAGTTTGCCAAGTATCAGAGACAGGAGTTGTACCACTTGAAGCAGAAGAATCTAACTCAATCCCAATAGTTCCACCGCGAGTAGTTCCGGCGGCTCCGTATTGGATAGTTGTAGAATTAGTTCCAGAAATAATATAACAACTCTGCCAACCGCGCACAGGAGCAGAAATACCTGTATCAAGAGATTCCGTAAATCCAGTTGGTGGAGTTAACGCAGCAGGGTTATCATTAGATGAAGCAGCAGCAACGATAGGATTATTTGAATTAGTAGCAGAACCGAATGTTAAAGTAGGAATATTAGTAGCAAGTCTTTCTTCCACACTATGCTGTAAAACAGCCGTAGAACCTACTTTATCCATTCCTGTTGCTGCAAAAACTTGAATACCACAACCAGCACCTGCATCACTAGGAACACCAACAGAAATTGTCATTGCAGATGGTGAGGCTCCAACTTTTTGATCTGCAATAAAAGAACAGATAATATCAGTCCCACCATTAACTACTAACCTATCCACAAGAGTAAAAGTTATACCGTTTGCCGATGCGGTACAAGTTGGATTAGCTTCTATAGACGTAGTAACCCAAAAGAGAACAACTATTAAATCTCCATTAACTGGAGTAAAAGATCCTGTAGCATAAGAAGTTAGATTACTAGTAGATGCGAGAGTTATAACACTAGAGATACCGGCCATGTTATGGCCAACGTAATGCTACACTAATTGACCAATCAGCCAATAAGTCATCATATTTAAAACGTCGTGCAGAAGGAATATTAAAAGTAGTCACGGTAGCAGCGTCTCCTAAATTCGCAACTCCCGGACAGGTTCTATCAACTTCAATTCCAGTAGAATCTCGTTTAATATTTACTTGTGCCGAATTAGTTGTTGCGTTATGAAATTCTCCCCCTGTAATACGCCCTTGTGCATCTAAATCTAAAAATAATTCCCCTAAACCATCAGCATATCGTCCAACAGACTGTAACATTATGCTGCCGCCGTATCACCTTGAACTGAAAGAGTAATACCATCATTGTTTAATGCGGCGGAGTTTGTAAGAGTTCTACGAATCCAAACTGCCTTAACACTTCCAGCAGGAATACTTCCTAAAGATAAACCTGTAGCAAAAGTAGTTGGCTTACTAAAAGTAAGTGGTCCAGCAGGCGCAGTTGTTTTATTTGCAATTTGTAATGCTTGAGCAGGTGCGGCTCCTACAGCAGAAGCAGCAGTAGAATCTACTGCAATATCTACGTTTGCACCACCAGCAGGATCACCAGAAACCCAAACAACAGCATTTTGTAGAGCATTAGAAGCATTTGCATTATAGATAAATACACATTGATATTCTACAGTAGACGCTGCATTTTCCGCACCCGTAGCATCATCAAATAATGAATCTAAAGTAGCATCAGGTAAATCGGCATTAGTAATATATTTACCGAGAGAAGTATCTGCTCCACCAAAAGCATTAGCATTACCGGCCGCACCGGCTGTCGTACTCCCTCGGAACTTAATATCAGCAGCAGTAATTGCAGCCATTTAATTTCCTTAGATCATAAGTAAGGGGACCAGGACCATTACGGGGGATAGGCCCTGGTCCCCAAACTTAAAGGGAGATTTTTAGGACTCGGTAATATCCTGAATAACAGCGTGAGCGTTACGCTTTTCTGTACCGAGTTGGTTATAAACATACATTGTAGCGTTGTAAGCGTCATAAACACCAGCAGACGTAATCTTACGTTGCCACATATTTCCGTCTCGGTTCATCCACGTCCACTCATGCGGCCGATATAACTTCAACTTAGACTCATCAATAAAATACATAGTATTATTAGGAGCATCCATATCCACAACCATCGGGATATCTCCCTTATCAGTTGTGAATGCAAGGCCTCGGAAACCACCGGTAAACTCTTGAGTATTAACGAATTGACGCTGTTGCTGCAAAAGATTGAAGTAAGAACGACGAACACCAATACCGGCTAAAATAAGAGAGACATTTCCGCCATTTGCACGAACAGCGTCAGCGGCATTAATCATAAGACCCTCGGACAGAGCGCGGTTAGTTCCACCGTTACTGTCAACAAGAGCAGCCTTCCACTTAGTCTCTACAGCCGGGTCAATATTGTATAAAGTGCCCGTCGTAGCAATAATAGACGCAAACCCAATAATCTCACGGTTGACTGAACCTTGTCGAACAAGAATATCTCCGACAGCCGTGGTAAAAACCGCACCAGAAAGAGTTGCAACACCTGTAGTGGTGTTAATTGCGGTAATTTGACGGTCAGCAGCACGAAGAGTTGGAGTCGGGTTGTTAATTGTCGTAATATCTACAACGTCAACCTGCATACCCTCTTCAAGATACTTCACGCCATTAAGTGCGGTGAATGTATTAACACCTGCACCTGCCGCAGTAGCAGTTGCAAGAGTACCGCGAGAAGTACCATAAACTTGACGGTTCTGGTCTTTAACTAAATCTTCTTTAAGACCATCAACTTCAACATCAAGAGCAGATGCAAAAGCCTGATAGTCTTTATTAGCTAATTCAAAAGTTTGACCAGAAAGTTCAACCAGACCGTATTGGAAAGCAAGGTTAACTCGTCCTGAGTTAAATCCCTGCTGACCCGGCGCAGGCAGAGCCTCTAATTCATTTCGGCTACCGACACCATGATTACGACGAGTACGAATTGGGAAAACTACGTATTTTCCTCCAACATCTGTACCCTCAGCAGTTCGCTCAATACGCTTAAGCGCAACAGCCTCACTCTGTAATTGATCAACAATATCCTCTTCATAAACTTCTTTGAGGATAGTTGAGAGCGTTGTTAGGCTCGCAGGCATTTTAGTTCCTTTATGGCTGATCCGAGTTCATATTAGCCACCATTTGAGCGACTAATGATTTACGAGTGGTTTTATCTCGTAATTGTTCCCTAGAAATCTGACCAGAAGGAACCCCGCCACCACTACCCATTACTACAGGAGCGGTACTATTTGCCCGGGGCCGTGTAGCAACTTCACTAGTTAACGCTAAATATTCTTTCATAGCGTCCTGTGCAGATGCCCCTGCGAGCATTAACCCGAGCATAAATCTTTCGACGTGCGGGTCCTCGGTAAGTTTATTCTCTTCTAAGAGTCCAGCAATTTCAGCATCAAGAGCCTCATCCTCTGCGGCTTCTTGTTGTTGCTGATGTTGAGTCATTGTATACTCAGCAACAGCCTCTGCTAATTGCTCAGCCCTTAAAATACGAGGGTCAACTTCACCTTCTGGTTCATATTCTGGGTTCTCAGAATCATTTTGGCCCTGCTCGGCCCAACCGTTATGTTCCGCAAGTGCATCGTAAATACTCTTAGGATCATTCTCAATTTTATCAAGAATAGCCAGAGCATACTGAATAGTTTGCGGATCATAACCTCCATCTTTGAAGGCTTTGTACGGTTCGTATTCCGAGTGTACCTTCTGAATTCCGTTGTTATAGTTAGTGTCCCACTTTTCCAAGGCGGGCTTAACTACAGGGTGCAACGAATCGGGCAGAACGCTAAGAATTTCATTCCAAGCCGGATTAACTCCTGTAGATTCCCCTCCTGCATTACCTACAGGCGCAGAAGATTCTGTCCCCTGGGAAGTTTCTCCGTCAGCCGCAGCCTCTTCACCTTCCATACGAGTATTTCCGAACAATGCACGGTTATTCTCAAAAACTGCGGTTAAATCAAAATTCTCAGACATTCTGTTCCTTCTCTCGGGACCGTACTCGCGCATCAGCGGAGCCCTAGTCGGATACTGCATAGAATACTAGTAGACTCAAGCCTTTCGACTTTTTACCTTTCGTTTGGCTGCCTTAATTTTACCCTTCATAATAAATCCTTTGTCCAACATCTGATCAGATTTACGTTTATCTACAACTCCAGAAAAGTTTAATTTATTATCATCAAACGTAATGCCGCCGACTTTATAGTGCTTGATTAGTTTACGTTTAATTGCTTTTTGTTTCGACATTTTAGATCGAGGTAGCCTCATCTAATTGACGAAGAGCCATGACCATATCATTACGAGTCATTTGCTCAAGGCGCGCAGTAGTATAAGTAGACGGAGCAGCAGCCGCTAAACGCGCTCGCATTCCCGCAATACTTAAAAAATTAGCAGGAGTAGTTACAGGAGCAGCATTAGAACCAGACCTAGTTGCTCTCCTTTTATCAATAAACTCTAAAGGATTCTTAATATCATTCTGTGCCATTATACTTCTCCTGGCTGTTGTCCCTGAATTGTACTTTGATCACTACCTTCTTCTAATCCCATTCCAGAAACGTCCGTACCTGGCGGAACAGAATTAGGATCAAACTGGAAGTTAGGATCACCACCATCATTTGCTGGATCATTTGGATCACCAATTCCTACAGGGCCAGCCATTTCTTGGAATTGGGCTTGCTTATGCATTTGAACATGTTCCTCAAAAACAGCCTTCACAAAATCTGGAAGTTGCTCAAATGCCTGAGATTTACGGAACTTATTGTGCGTTTCGATATGAATTCCGTGTTCATCCCAAGTATTAACAGGAACAATCGGCGGCGGATCAACAGGAATTTCTGGGGCGGTCGTTGGATCAGCATTTTGTTCAGTATTTTGAACAGGTGGTGGATTTTGCTGAATATGTTCTAAGAGCATATCTTGAGTAATCGCCCGCATACGGAGATTTTCACGTTGTGCCTGACGAATATCAATTTGAATCTGCTCATAAAGTTTCTGAACGCCGCCAATTTCCATAACTTCAAGACCCTTAGCAGGATCAATGAATCCCATTTTCATAAGATCCATAATAAATGCCTGCTTAGCAGCCTTAGAAGTTGGTAATGCTGATCCAGCCTCCATTCTAATATCTGTGTTTCCACGAAGATCAGAATTTTTAAGCATTAATGTATCAAAGGCACCATCAGTTCCAGTGACTTTGACCATACGAGGAATATCCCAATATTGTACGACATAAGAAAGAGTATGCCGTG